AAAGCGTCTAAGCTCCATGCAGGGCAAGCAAAGACATTAAAGTCAATGTTAAAAACTAAGAAAACAAGTAAAAAAGGTTAAACAATGAGCCTAATAACTAGTCTTATAGGTCCAGTAACTGGTATCCTAGATAAGGTTATTGAAGACAAAGATCAAAAGGCAAAGCTTGCACATGAGATTGCAACGATGTCCGATACTCATGCTCAACAGGTATTGCTTGCACAATTAGAAATCAACAAGGCAGAGGCAGCTTCTGGTAGTTTGTTCAAAGGTGGTTGGAGACCTTTTGTGGGCTGGGTATGTGGTATTGCCTTTGCGTATCATTTTGTTTTGCAGCCTTTGTTAATTTTTATCTTGAGTGTGTTTAAAATATCACTACCTGAGTTGCCGGTGTTTGACATGTCTACGCTCCTCACAACTTTAGGAGGATTACTTGGCATTGGTGGATTACGCTCATACGAAAAAACAAAGGGTTTAACCAAATAGAAGAAGAGTCTTGTATTGTTTGTCAAACAATAAGAAAGGTGTGTTGGATATACACTGTTGATCAGAGATGGCGACAAATGAGAGAAGTGTGCCTTACGTGTCAAAAAAGACACAGAGAGAAAAAGGAAGAGTTAAATGAAAGAAAACTTTGATAAGTGTTTAGAAATGCTTCTTCACCATGAGGGCGGCTACGTAAACCACCCTCGTGACCCCGGAGGAGAAACGAATCACGGTGTGACACGTTTAGTTTGGGAACGATGGGTAGGCAAAAAACTAGAAGATGGGGACATGAAAAACCTTACTCAAAAAGACGTAGCTCCTTTGTATAAACATGAGTACTGGAAACGAATTAAAGGAGATGACCTTCCAGATGGTCTTGACTTTTTTTGCTTTGATTGGGGGGTTAATTCAGGAACAAGCCGATCCGCCAAGGCGTTGCAAGGCGTTATTAATGTAGAACAAGACGGGGGGATAGGACCTAAAACATTGAAAGCATTAGCAGAATATGACTCGAAAGAAGTCTTAGATAAAATGCATTTGAAACGACAAGGGTTCTACGAGGGGCTGAAAACATTTGATACTTTCGGAAAAGGTTGGACCCGAAGAAATCAAGAGTCAAAAGACTTTGCAATAAAAATGATGGATGTGTAAAAATGGATGTTGTTAATTGGGCAAAACATATGTATAAAGTGTTGAATGAACGTGAACAAGATATTGCGCGCTCGTTGCTTGCTGGTTCCGCTAAAGATTGGGATCAGTATAAAATGATGGTAGGGGAAGCACGGGGCCTTTCTTTTGCCAAAGAAGAAATTAAAGCCCTGCTGGAGAACAACGCAGATGACATCGAAGACCTTATATCTTCCTGATCACGTCGCGCAGAAAATTAAAGCAGATCGTAGCGAAGAGAGCGCGGTGGCTTCTGTTGGTGGCGCATACGTCGAAACCAAGGAACGGGTACTAGACCCAAAACTTTTAGAAAGCTCCCTATCAGAAAGACTTCCTCAACCAACAGGTTGGAGGGTTCTTGTTATGCCATATCAAGGCAAAGCAAAAACTATGGGGGGATTACACATCCCAGATGAAATTAGAGAACGTGAAGCTGTTGCCACTGTTGTAGCATATGTTGTGCAGCTTGGACCTCTTGCATATAAAGACCCAAACAAGTTTGGTGAAAACGCTGAACCTTGGTGTAAGAAAGGTCAGTGGGTTTGCATTGGTCGATACACGGGATCACGATTTAAAATTGATGAAGGCGAAGTTAGAATAATAAACGATGATGAAGTCATCGCTACTATTCTAGACCCAGATGATATTAAGCACGTTTAGGGAGATGAATATGTCAGAAGATACAGCAATAATAAAAGAAGACGAAGGTCAAGAAGTTGTAGTGGAGGAGGATGCTCCAGCTCAACAGGAAATGCCGTTAGAAAGTTCAACCTCTGAGATCATCGTTGAAAAAGAAGATCCTAAAGGTTCTGCGGATGAGCTGGATACATACAGCAAGAACGTCCAAACAAGAATTAAAAAACTTACGGAGAAATACCGACAAGAAGAAAGAGACAAAGGGGAAGCTCTTCGTGTTTCTCAACAACTTCTTGAGGAGAATCAAAAGTTAAAAACAAGAGTTAACGCATTAGACTCGGGTTATCTTAATGAATATGGTACGAGATTACAAAGCCAATCAGAGATGGCTAAACGTGCATATAAAGAAGCTCATGAGGCAGGGGACTCTGACGCTTTGGTTGAAGCTCAACAATTAATGAGTACTGTTGCCGTTGAGCAACAGAGGTACGCAACAGCAAAAGCTCGAGCGGATCAACAAGCTCGAATGCCTGTTCAACAACAAGAACAACAACCCGTCCAACAGCAGCAACCTGTTCAACAGCAAGCACAGCCAGATCCAAAAGCTCAAGGGTGGGCACAAAAAAATAGATGGTTTGGTGATGACAAGATAATGACAACGGCTGTGTTTACTATACATAACTCGCTTGTTGATGAAGAAGGGTTTGACCCGGAGACAGATGAGTACTATAGTGAAATAGATCGTAGAATGCGTACGGAGTTTCCGCACAAGTTCAACGTTAAGAAATCGGGAGGAGGAAGTCAGGTCGCATCCGCTGGTTCCTCCGCATCTCGCAGTACGAAACAGGGGCGCAGGACCGTGAAGTTATCACCATCGCAGATTGCCATTGCGAAGAAGCTTAATGTTCCATTGGAAGAATATGCTAAATATGTGAAGGATTAATAGATGACTGATAGAAAACCACGAGAAAACGAAACACGAGAAAAAACCACTCGCAGGAAACCCTGGGCACCGCCTAGCAGATTAGATGCACCGAAGCCACCTCCTGGATACGTCCACAGATGGGTACGAGTTCAAATGCGCGGAGAGGATGACAAAGTAAATGTTCATACCAAACTTCGTGAAGGATGGGAGCCAGTACGTTCCGATGAGTATCCAGATTTTGAAGCACCTGTTATAGACGAGGGTAAGTACCAAGGGGTGATAGGCAACGGAGGCTTAATGCTTTGCAGGTTGCCAATAGAAACAGCTAATGAACGAGCCGCGTATTACGGGAACCGGACCCGAGATCAAATGACAGCTGTTGATTCTGACTTAATGAAAGAACAACATCCGTCCATGCCGATATCAAATAGTCGGCAAAGTCGTGTAACATTCGGGGGCTCACAAGGAGAACCTGACAAATAAACTTTTTTTTGGAGCTTAAAAATGGCAAATTCTAATGTCTCATTCGGTCTACGACCGATAGGTAAAATTGGTCAAAGTACCAATTCTACTGGATTGACGGAATATCGCATAGCATCCGACAATTCCAACCCTATATTCCAAGGCATGGCGGTTATACCGTTAGCTGCTGGAGTTATTGACGATCTGCAAGCTGCGGCTGGTGGTAACGTTTCTATTGTTGGTGTTTTCAATGGCTGTGAGTATGTTTCTTCAACCACAGGTGAAACTATACGGGCTAATCAATGGCCTGGTTCTGGCGCGGATTCTAATTTCCCCGTCAAAGCTTTCTTGTATGATGATCCTAATCAGTTGTTTACGATTGCAACATCTAATGTTGTTGCTGCGGCAAACACTGAAGCAGAAATCCGTGCAGCAGTATTTGCAAACATCGCGCTTGCAACAGGTAACAGTGGTTCTACAACCTCTGGTATGTCTTCTGCAACAGCGGATTTAGATACTATCGCAACCACCAACACTTTGGCTTTAAGAATTATGGGCGTTCAAGATGATCCCGATAATTCTGATTTCACTGCTGCTGGTATTCCATTAATCGTTCGTATAAACAACCACTTCAATGCACCAACTGGTTCCATTGCAGCTGGCACTGTTTCTACGACCGGCGTGTAAGGAGTTAGACAATGGCTATATCAAGAGCGCAACTAGCGAAAGAGCTAGAGCCTGGTCTTAATGCCTTATTTGGCATGGAGTACTCCAGGTACGAAAATCAACACGCAGAAATCTTTACAACTGAATCTTCAGATCGAGCATTTGAAGAAGAAGTAATGTTAAGTGGCTTTGGTGCTGCTCCGACTAAGTCGGAAGGTTCTGCGGTAAACTTTGACGATGCAAACGAGGCTTACACCGCAAGGTATAACCACGAGACTATAGCGTTGGCTTTCTCCATTACGGAAGAAGCTGTTGAAGACAATCTCTATGATCGTCTTGGAGCTCGCTATACGAAAGCACTTGCTCGTTCAATGGCCCACACTAAACAAGTAAAAGCTGCGTCCATTTTAAACAATGGTTTTGCAGGTGGAGCTTTTGCAGGTGGAGACGGTAAAGCACTTCTAGCAACCGATCACCCACTTACAAATGGTGGAACATTCGCTAATGAACCAAGCACAGGTGCTGATTTAAACGAGACATCTCTTGAAGATGCCTTGATCAGCATTGCAGGGTTTACGGATGAAAGAGGTCTTACAGTAGCACTACGTGGTTTAAAACTTGTTATACCTCGACAACTACAGTTTGTTGCAGAGCGTTTAATGGCTTCAAACCTTCGAACAGCTACAGCAGACAACGACACGAATGCTATTCGGTCTATGGGAATGTTGCCTGACGGTTATGCCGTTAACGACTTTCTAACAGACACAGATGCATTCTTCATCCTTACAGATGCACCTCGTGGTCTCGTCCATTTTGAAAGAACACCTCTTTCAACAAACATGGAAGCAGATTTTGACACAGGCAACATGCGGTACAAAGCTAGAGAAAGATATTCCTTTGGCTTTTCAGACCCACGTTGTGTGTTCGGATCTCCGGGAGCATAATTACTGCCTCTCTAAAACTTACAAGGGGCGATTTATTCGCCCCTTTCTTTTTGTTTTAAACTATAGTATAAGAAACTATTCCCCGACAGTTGCATGGTGCAACTGACTTAACCCCAGACGAGGAGATACATATGGGTACTTCAACTTTTAACGGTGCAGTCCGATCTGAAAACGGCTTTCTGGATATTACAAAGAATGCCACTACAGGTGCTGTAACAACAAATTCAACTTATTCAAACAATGCTTCTGTGGGCGGTAACGCTACTGTAACAGGAAATCTTACCGTAGCTGGTTCTGTACTTACTGGTGGATTTCCAACATTAAAAGGTCTAACTGTAACCGCCAAAGCTACATCTGGCACTGTTACCTATGTTGCTGGAATTAACATCAATCCTTTTACTGGAGGAGCACAACAGATTACTACTCTCCCTGCCGCGACGGTAGGAGTAGTTGTTGTACACGCTCAGTCCGTGGATACTACTGGTGGTACAGCTTTTCTAAGTTTTGATTGTGCAGGTAGCGATGCCTATGAAACAGGTAGCATTATAGAGAGCCGCACTAGCTCTGCGGTCACGTTTGATGCGTCCACTTCTGGAGAAACTTTATTAAAGTATACTCCTGCTAACGCAACAACAAACTTGTTTAGCATTGGTTCTTACATCTACTTCACTTGTACAACAGTAGGTCTTTGGAACGTTTCGTATAACTTTCAAGGTCTTGGAGCAGGTACTACTGGTGCGTTTGCTTTCGCAGCCTAATGTTTAATTTGGCGGGGTTAACGCCCCGCCCTCATTTATAGGAGGCCGAAATGGCAGGATCAGACGTACAAGTTGCATTTATAACAGATGAAAACGCTGCCGATCCCGATAGGTTGGTTACTGCGGCTAGACCAAACACGGGTGCAACAATGGCAGCGACTACTTTTTTAGGTGGTGGTGCTCGAAATGTAACTGTCACTACGGCAGGGACTGGAGATAACGCAAAAACAAATACAATCGTAGGCACAGATGTTTTTGGTAATGCTCTGTCGGAGGTTATTACTTCAACAGGCTCTGCCGAAGCTGTGGCAGGAGCAAAGTTGTTTTTAACGGTTACCTCCGTAACAAGTTCAGCACAATTTGCAGCTAACATTACAGTTGGTTCGGGTAGTTTATGTGCCAAATCTGTTGGTGGTGGGGTGAGGGCCCGTCTTGTGGGAACATCCATTGTATCCGCAGGAACCGCAGGATTGGTTGATTTTTATAACGGTACTCCGGACACTGGAACCATTATTTTTAAAGCTCAAACCATTGGAACAGATCACGCAACGGTAGATAACACAATCCCAGATGAAGGCTTACTATTTAAGGATGGTTTATCTGTTGGCTATACAGTTGCTACTGTTTCATTAATGAATATCTTTCATTCGTAGAGGTTTTTATGCCTGGAGAAATGCCCAAGCGTAACAAGAAAAATTTCCGCCCCACAGAAAAAGGGGCTGGAATGACTAAGGCTGGGGTTAAAGCGTATAGAGCAAAGAACCCAGGATCTAAATTAAAGACTGCCGTTACAGGTAAAGTAAAAGCTGGAAGTAAAGATGCGAAGAGACGAAAGTCTTTCTGTGCTCGCTCCGCTGGTCAGATGAAAAAATTCCCAAAGGCAGCCAAAGATCCAAACAGTCGTTTACGTCAAGCTAGAAAAAGATGGAAATGTTAGATGACTATTAGTCGAGGTCAAATTAGTAAACAAATCTCTACATCACCGGGAGAGAAGAAAATGCCAAAAGACGCTTGTTATAAAAAAGTAAAAGCTCGATACAAAGTTTTCCCTTCTGCGTATGCTTCTGGAGCTATAGCCAAGTGTCGCAAAGTTGGAGCAAAAAACTGGGGCAACAAAACAAAGAAAGCGGAGGGTGGAATAATTTCTGCCATAGATAACCCCAAACGTCCCCCCACTAAACTTAGGGTTGGAGGATTTATTGCCGCTGGCTGTGGGGATGTTCAAGAGAAAAAACGCAAAGAAACTAGAACCTTCTAATGACTGTTAGAAAAACAAAAGAAGGGTTAGCTTTAAAACGTTGGTTCAAGGAGGATTGGAAAGATGTTAAAACTGGTAAACCGTGTGGTCGTAAAAAGAGTGAAAAACGTGGTGTCCCGTATTGCAGACCTACTAAAAGGGTTAGTAGCGAAACTCCTAAAACTTCTAAGGAAATGTCTTCCTCAGAAAAAAGTAGCAGGATCGCTCAAAAGAAAAGTCTCGGACAACCCAAAGGCAAGCCCCGGAGGGTCAAAGCAACGAGTCGTAAAACAAAGAAAGCCTAGATCAGATAAAGGCAAAACTAGAAAGAAATAATGTCATATTTACAGAGTAACATTCCTTATTTTAAATGTTGGGTTCGACGAGAATATACTCATAACCATGAGAAATATCATGGAGAGTTCTTACATGCTATGGTTATCGCTGTTACATCAATGCCTAACAGATCTCTTAGTTTTCAAGTTATCTTTACTGGGAGCGAGGCAGAGGGCGAAGAGGAAGACACAGTGCATGGCGGCGCAATGTGGGCTCGAATGCCTATTACAGCGTTAGTTGGGGACATGGCTTTAGAAGAGTGGCCTGAGCCAATGAATACTTACGACGCTCAACCTTGGGATTGTTCGTCTCATCACCATTCTGTTTATGTCCTTGATAGAGCTACTCCCTGTCCTTGGTTAGCAAAGATTAATGGAGAGATGTTTCCAGCGAAATATTTGTTTACTGTAGATTATACAGAAAGTGAAATAGCGGATGATCCAGCTCAACATAAGCAGTCTCATGTACTACAACTATTAGAAGCTGGCGAATGGACAGGTAATATAGTTGCATTGCCTAATAACCGTGTTCGTGTTACACATCCAGCATGGTTTCAAACAGGTGAAGGAGCTCCCGATTTTAGACCGTCACAACATATACACTATTCAAAATCGGATTTAGACTATACACTAGACGTTAATAAAATTTTTGATAACCTATACAATGATGGAGACAAAGAAAATGAAGAAAGTTAATGCCAAGAAAAACCCAGGTCTTTCTAAGTTACCAAAACCTGTTCGTAATAAAATGGGTTACATGAAAGACGGTGGAAGTGTTAAGCCTAAAGGTATGAAGATGGGCGGTAAGGTTAAGCCCAAGGGTATGAAGATGGGCGGTAAGGTTAAGCCCAAGGGTATGAAGATGGGCGGTAAGGTTAAGCCCAAGGGTATGAAGATGGGCGGTAAGGTT